AAAAATGATTATTAAAGATATCTTTGGTTATCGTAATGACTAAACTAGAAAAACGAATATTAAAAACATTATCTTTTGGGTATAGATCCGTAAACAGTACAAAACTATTGAACCATATATTCTGGGTTCTATTTGATACTATTTGCACCACGTATTTGAAAATGTTATCAGAACAAATATTATGTAGAATGTATAACGTAACTAAATCTGAAGAGTTTACTATTCCTATTCCAGATATTATTGTGAAAGCAGATTATAAACTTATGGTTGACTTAATTGAATTACATAGGCATCCTAAATATTTTGATTCTATGCCAGAGTCGGATATTAAAAATGCAATAAACGCAAGACTAATGATAAACAAGTTATTAGATTAGTAGGAGTTATGGTATGAATAAAAAAGAATGGAAACTATTATTTATAGAGAAGTCAAAGACACACTATTCCAGAGGTCATGATAGGCGTGCAGATACCATACTGCGAATGATATCTAATGCGAAGGCGAACATTACTACTAGGAGTAAGAAAGATGGCGTGTGGTGCGATCTGACACTTGATCAGCTAAGGCAACTAACATTGGATAATATATATACCAAAGACAAATATTTCCCTGATAGAATAGTCACACATCATAATATGAATTTTGATCATATATTACCAATGTATCATGGTGGTGAATCAACCATAAATAATATTCAGCTAATCACAAAGTTCAGTAACCAACTTAAGTTTCTATGGACTGAAGATGAATTGAAAATGGTCCTTGATGCAGTGGAATTTCTACCGGATGCAATGCTTAAAGATGTATTGAAGCGCCTAGCATCAAATAAATACTAAAATATAAATAAAGTAATTTACAATGTACAATATGATGTTATAATTGTATTTATAAATGGGATAGGTTCGCAACTGAAAATGGGAAATAACTCACCCCACTTCCCACTTATTTTTATTATGGGTTTAATATGATGGAGGTCAGACAATGGAACAAGAATATTACAAAGGTATGAAAGTATATAGCGGTGGTAAGTATAAATGTGTTACAAAAGATGGTAAGCCAAATGTAATGATCCATAGGTTAATATGGGAAGCCTACTATGGAATTAAAATACCTCCAGGATACATTGTGAACCACCTTGATAAAGATCCAAACAATAATAACATAACCAATTTAGACTTAGTATCCAGATCAGAATCCCAGAAACATAATACTCTTGGTGATAAGAATTGTAATTTTAAATACTTATATACCATGTTTGATAAAGATAACAATCTAGTAGGACATGCAGAGCCCTTGAACTACTACATGAAAAATCTAGATTGGAACATAAATAGCATAGCAACTTCACCAAGGATCATAAATGGTAGAATTACTGTCAAAGGTGGCAAGTACCGTGGGTCCTTGGTGATAATACACAAGCAGGTGTAACTAAACATATTTTCTCCAGAATCCTTTCATTTTGTTTCGGTGATTGGTTTCATGTTATTCTCCTTTAAATTGGATCCCGCCTAAAAAACGGGATCTTTTTTATTAATTAAATTAATTGGAACATAAAATGCAATATATAGTGTATAATTGAATAGAATACAATAATCAAAACCAAAATTTCGGAAGGATTAAAAATGAAAGAAAAACTTAAAAAACTGATCACAGAACTGAACAAGAATCTTACACATTCCCAGAAAAGTAATTTGAAATCTAAGTCATCAGGTGGTATATGTGACTTCTGTCTTGATAAACGTACTGCCACATTATATGTGCCTACATCATATAAATACCTAATACATCCAGTGTATTCGAATTATACTATGATAGGTCCATGTTGCTTAGATAAATATTTAGATTCATTGGTTGAAGAAAAAGTTATGTATGATTCTTTAAAGATAATGGTGGAAGTATTCCAGAAAGAACTTACTACCAAAAGAAACAATAGAAAGAAACAGGTAACTAAAGATGGAAAGTAAACCTGAATCTAAACCAAAGGCTAGGGTACGACCAATTGGTGAACCACGTGGTAAGAAGAGTACTGTGATTAATATGGATGATCCTAATGTTGACATTAAGCATGAAGATATCGTTAGGGTTAATGAGATATTGAATGAAAGAGGTAAGCCTGGTCCAAAAAGAAAGACACCTGTATTCACTGATAACGAAATTCGTTTAATATATTCATTGTCTGCAGCTGGAATCCCGGATAGAATGGTATTGAGATGTTTACACCTTACTGAGAATATAATGAGCAGCAAAAAGAAGAAAGATATTGAAAGATACAAGAATATCATCATAGCCATAGAGTTAGCACGTATGGATAGACTAGCCCAGTTATCTAATACATTATACAATAAAGCTATTAATGGTGATAATACATGTTTGATATTTGCATTAAAGACACAATTCGCTGCATATGGTTGGTCTGAAAACAAGAAAGATGACTCTGCATTGGAAGTTGCAACATCTTTGGTTGACTTAATTCGTGATCTATCAGTAAAGGATAAATAACATGGGAACAACTCTTTGGATACTAGAGCGCATAGTCTTACCAATAATTGTAATATTAGGATTAGCATGTGGTAGTGCATTATATAGTTTTGAAAGTGAAGGCATCGTTATCACACCAAATACTATAACAACTGCTCCCTATACTAATCTCACAGGTAAAATTATAACAAATGAAGATATCGTTTATGATACATTTTATGATACACCATCAGTAATATATCATAGTGATACATTATTAGATTTAGAATGGTCAAACACAATAACATTTTCAAGTGACACAGGTCCAATATCTATAGAATCAGATGGTAATATATCATTTCCAGAAAACATGGAGATAAGCGAAGTATCCAAAAAGGTATGGCAGGGTATAGAGAAATATATCCTTGGTCGTAAAGATGCTCGTAGGATAAAACTAGAAAAGATTAGGATACTGATAGTTGAACTCCAGAAATTGGATGAATAATAATGGATAATAAGGTGAAGTACAATGGCAAAAAGTGTTATATCCATCATAATTATTTTAAAAAGTTTTCAAATTCATTTAAAATCGAAACAATAAGATCAGGATTATCAAGAAATGATGGTAAATATTATTTTAAAAGAAAACCAATAGCTGGATATTACGCTTATAGGACATTGAAAAATGGATAGAGAAATATTAAAACTAATTGTAACATTCAGAGGGTTCGTGGAAAATGTTATAGATATAGAACCAACAATACAACAATGGGATTTTATAGATGAAATAGATGAGTTGATAAGATGTAAGATTAAAAAGAATGTATTAATGAAAGAACTCACTGAATCTGAAGCTGTATATTGTTCTAAATTGGGTATAACTGTTATGGCATCGAGGGGAGTTGGTAAGGACAGTGCACTATCATTATTCATATTATGGTACTTATTAGTATATCCAAGTAAGATACCATGCACAGCTCCAACTGGGACACAATTATCAAGTATATTATGGTCAGAGATAATAAAGATGCATAGTTTAATTAAATATGGTTGCATCAAAGCATTATATATTATAACCAATGATAAGGTTAGATGTTCAGGATCTGGATTTGAATCATTTGCAATTGGTAGAGCATCAGGAAATACCAATGGTAAAGGTCAAAAGTTATCAGGATACCATTCTACTAACATGGCGATATGCATTGATGAAGCATCTGGAGTTGAAGGTGTATATGAAGAATTGGAATTAACACTTACATCAGAAGTAAACTTTATGATATTAATATGGAACCCAACTAAATTAGATGGATATGCATATGATAGTTATTATCATCCAACATTATCATCACAGTGGATAAAATTACATTGGGATTCTTATGGTTCTAATATAGTTTCAGATGAAAGTATTGAAAGAGCCAAAGAAAGATATGGTGAAAACTCAAATTATTTCAGAGTATCAGTATTAGGGTTACCACCAAAGGAGAGCACTGATAGCTTAATACCAGTACATTTAGCAAGATGGTGTATGAATAGACAATATAATGAAGATACAATGTTTAAACCATTGAAAGAAATTCCATTATTAATAGGAATAGACCCATCAAGATCTGCAGCCAATGGATGTGATACGATATGTACGGTTCGACAGGGATCATATATTCACGAATGGTATAAACCTAAAGAACAATCTGATTCAGTTGTAATGTGTGATGAAATTATAGATAAGTTATTTTCAAGGTATCCAAACTTTTCATATTGTTTCGTGGAGACTAATGGATTGGGTGGTCCAATTTTTGATATACTAAAGAGATATGATGTTGATAGAATTATTGGTGTTGATGTTTCAAATAAGGAGGTTGATGAAGAATTTCTAAATATGCGTGCCCAACTGTGGTTTAGATTACGTAAACATATAATAGAAAAACGTCTTGGTATAAATACTAATATTGAAAGGAATGACGTTGAAACGTTTATAAGTCAAATTACAGATATTAAGCAGGATAATGTTAGCATACAGAACAGTGGTAAATTCAAAGTAAAGATAGAATCCAAGAAAGACATGGCATCAAGAGGCGTATCATCTCCAGATTACGGTGATGCTACAATCTTATCATATTACTACACGGAGGAACAATTGGCCCAAAGGTTAAGTATAGGTAAGTATAAGGTTGAAAGAGATGCGTATACTGAAGATGATGATGTTGATAATTGGATGGTATAGTCGGGATACTGAGTTTAGAACACTTGGTATAAAAACTAAGGAGTAGTTATGTTATATTTTAAAACAGATGATAACAGGAATCATGTACATGTGGTACTTGTCAATGAGGAAAATGGTAAGGTATATTTTAGCGAGGAGGATGAACACAAACATAATCCAGAACTAACACCACAATCAGAAGAAATGGAACTTGATCAGGATTCTATGGTTCTAATAAAAGGTTCAATGTATAATATGGCATTTGATCCGGATACTGAACCACATTCACATAGTCTGGAACCATTGAAACCAAGTAAAATGAAATGGACACTTGGTGATGATGAAGAATGGACACAGCAATATGAAAAATATCAAGATGCTGATGAACTAGAAAAGGATTCCATAGAGTCTGGTGTTGAATCAGAAGGATTTGTCATCGGTGGTAATATGCAATGGGATCAAAAGGTTATAGAGAAACGTGTTACTATGGGCAAACCCGTATTATCAATGAACGTAACACAACCTATGATAGATACACTAATGGGAATGTTCCTACAATCTGAAACTGATTTTAAAGCTTATCCATCTGAAGAGGGTGATGAACTTATAGCTTCAGTAATTACAAGGTTATTAAAACATATTACTAACACTACCAATTTACAGTACCAAAGCATGAAAGTATTTAAAGATGGCATTATTGCTGGTAGAGGATGCTTCATGCCATATATAGATTACAGTGAAAACATTAAGGGTGACATCAAGGTTCAATGGGTTGACTGGAAAACATTTAGGTTTGGTCCACATAAAGAAGAAGACCTTAGTGATTGTCCATATATATTTATACAGAAATGGATTACGGAACAAGAGGCTAAAGATTATTTTGATTTATCTGATGACGAGTTATCAATATCAACATCAATATTAGATTCTAATACAAATCATGTATTCCAGGATGGTGGTTCATTGGATCCAAATTCAGAGATATCAATAGGAACTAATAATTCTGGCGAGCCCGGCTTAAACATATCATTAAAAGATGGTAATAAATACTTGGTTCTTGAAAGACGTGACCGTGTTATGAAATCTATTCCAGTTGCATTATTAGGTGATGAGATTTTAGAACTTGGTAATTATAAAAAATATTTAAAACAGATTAGAACCATAGAGGGAATTAAGGTAGTTAATAAACGTATCGAACGTATAAAGATAATTGTATCTGTTGGTTCAAAAATAGTATCTAAGGAATTGTTATCTGAACAGTTTAGTGATATGTTTGTATCTCCATATTATGTCCATAAGTTCGTTAGAGAGAACAAAAACATATTTTATGGTAAGGTTGAACAGTCTAAACTACCACAACAAGAGATCAATCTAAGACATTGCCAATTATCCCAGAACGTTGCTGGATCTAGTAGTAATAAATATTTCTATGATACCAAGACATTCGTAAATGATAATGATAGACAGAGATTCATACGTAATGCACATAGACCAAATGGCGTGTATAGAGTAAGTGATGTTAATAATAGACCATTACTTGATACTGGCGCCCCTGCTCCCATTGGTGCATCACAAATGTTAGAGACCGATATACGTTTATTCAGACAGATTACTAACGTGAATCCAGAGATGCTTGGTACTGGTGGTAGTGATAGTGCACAATCTGGTGTGGCCATCATGCAAAAGAAACAATCTGCAATGATTGGTAATGAAATAATATTCAGTAATTTCAATATGTGTAAGAAGAAGCTTGGTAATCAAATTATTAAACTAATGCAGGAAGTATATGCTGATGATCCTGAAAGAATTATGAGAATCCTGGAAAACACATATGCAAAAAGTAAGTTTAAGATGCCTGTGAATGGCCAAGAACAAGATTTCAAAAATATTCCAGTAGAATATATAATGGAACAGCTAAAGGATGTTGATCTACTTAAGTATGACATAGCAATAGATCTATCACAGAGTTCACAGTCAGCAATGATGCAGAACTATCTATTACTATCTGAATTAGCTGGCAAAGGATTACCAATCCCAGTAGAATTATTAATAAAGAACTTACCTATCCCAGAGAAAGATGAAATATTAATGGGTATAGAAGCAGAGAAACAGGCACAAGCACAACAGTTACAAATGGCTGAACAGGCTAAAGCTAAACCGGGGCAAGGTCCACAAGGTGGTAAGACACCAACAACAAAGAATCAGAAGCCTAAGCAAGTGATGCATGGCAATCCAAGTACCAATATGTCAACAAGATAACGTATTAAATAACTTGGAACATAAATCGTCATATGGAAAAATATGACAGACCTAAGATATTATGATATAATTAAATTGAAATATAATCAAAACCCAATTATTCGGAAGGATTAAAAAATGGAAAACATAGAAGAAACTAATGTAGATGATTTAATGAATGAACTTGGTATAGAGAATACTGATGATAAATCAGTTGATGATCTAATGGATGAAATAGAAGCTGCTAACAACAAAGAGGAATCGATAGACGACATTGTAAAACCAGAAGATAAAAATGAACCTATTGATGATGGAAAGACCGTTAGTAACAAACAAGGTAGTAAAAAAGATTATGATAATTATACCAAAGAAGAATTGATTGAACATTTACAAAAGAAAGATAAACGTATTGCTGATAAAGACACATTTATTGGTAAAAGAAGTAGTGAAATAGGTGACTTGAGGAAACAATTGGCTAGTTTAGAGAAATCTAAGAATGAAATAGTGGACCCATCTGATGATGATGCTATGGAAAAACCAGTTGAATCCATGAAAAAGATACAAGAAAATGTTATCAAACGTCAACAGTTGGAAAGTAAAATAAACAGCCTGAAATTTCAAGATGTTACAAGTGGAAACTTAAAGATCATTGAAAATTCTCTTGGTGCTGATTTTGATTACGATACAAACCTTACTGCTGCCGTTGAAATACTTAAACGGGACAATGCTCCAGCTGATTTTATTAAACAGTTTACAAATAATCCAGGTAAGTTTGATACAGCGGTTACATTCAATATTATGAAGAGAGCAGAGGCAACACTTAAAATAGCCGCACTCGAAAAACATATTGAAGACCTAACAAAATCAAAGAAATCCATAACGGATAATTTCAATAAGGCTGGTAAGAAATCCATATCAGAGATCCCTGCAACAACTGGCAAGGATTATTCAAATATAGATGTTAGTAAGCTTAGTCCAAAACAAATTGACGCATTATTAGAAAAACTAAACTAACTTATATATATATAATCCAATAGGAGGATTTTAAAATGGCTATAACAAATATTTCTACATCTAATGACCTTAGAAAAGAACTTTGGGAAAAGAAACTTTATGATAAAATAATGATAGATTCATTTTTCAATAGATTCACATCCACATCAATGAATTCAATCGTTTGGCAGAAATCTGATCTTGAAAAAGCCCAGGGTGATAAAATTACATTCGGTCTTACAGTAACAGATCCAGAAGATGAAGAGGGTGTAGTTGGTACATCCACAATGGAAGGTAATGAAGTAGCACTTGAAACTGGTAATTTTAATGTTGAACTTGAAGTCTATAGACAGGCTATTCGTGATAACATAATTTCAAAGAAACGTGCATGTTTCGATCTTAATGCTGAAGAGGAAGAATGGTTACGTAGATGGGGTGTTGCTAAACTTGATAGACTCCATTTTAGTGCTGCTTATGCTGCTGCAACTAATGTAGCATATATGTCTACTACTACATTCACAATGGGAACTAGTGCAGCTACTGCATTGGCAGCTGTTGATGCAACTAATGGTAAACTTACACCTTCACTTATTTCAAAAACTAAGGTCATAGCAAAAACTGGTAATGGTGGAGCAGCTTATAGAATCGCCCCAATCATGGTTGATGGTATTGAACTTTATATTCTTGTTGTTCCAGAAGATGTAATGTATGATCTTAGAATGAACTCTGTTATGACACAGGCAAATAGAGATGCAATGGAACGTGGTAAGAAGAATCCTATATTCCGTGGTGGTGATTTGCTTTATGATGGCGTACTTATTACATCTAGTGAAAGATGTAGTTCCGGTCTTGGTGGATCAGGTGGTATTGTTCCTGTAGCAGAATGTCTCTTCATGGGTCAATCCGCACTTTGCAGAGCTGATGGAAAGAAATTTAATCTTATTACCAAAACATTTGACTATGATTTCCAGAAAGGTATGTCCGCATGTCTTTATACTGGTATTGAAAAAGCCAAGTTTAACTCCAAAGATTATGGATTAATAGATCTAGTTGTTGCTAGAACAGATATCTCTGGTAGCTAAAATACAAACATTATCTTGGGTGGTTGAAATATACCACCCATTCATTTAATATTCATATAATCCAATAGGAGGATTTTAAAATGGCTATAGTAAATATTAGTAACGATATAGCAAGAGTTGGTCTTGCTGGCGAACTTGTATCCGTAAACGCACAATTTTCAGCAGTATCTAATCCAATGGCAACAGCTGATACACAGAATCTTATTAAACTTCCACCTTATGCAATCGTACATGCCATCCAGTGTGTTATTGATACTGGTGAAGGCGCAACCGCAACTGGTGATATAGGTATTAGTGGTGATGATATTACTGATGATCCTAATGGTCTTGACGATGCTGTTAATTTTGAAACAGCTGCAGCTTATACCTTTGGTGTAGCTGGAACTGATGCTGGAATCGGTGTTAATCTTGGTGCATCCGGTGGATTCATAACACTCGCTGTTGATAATGCACTTGACGCTGCTATCTTTACACTTAATGTAATATATTCAGTATCTGAAAACGTATAACCAACAAATAACTAAGAGGACGGATCCATTAACTTGGGTCCGTCCTTTTTTACAAATGGAGTGAAATATGTATAAAAAAATCTTAGTATTCATGTTATTGCTTACGTTATCACTTCCAGTATACGCTGGGATAGATGGTGAAGCTCTAGCATTTGATGCAACAAATAATATATGGCGTGTTATTAATATGACCACAGAAGGTCTAATTGTAGCATCTTCAAGTTTATCAGTTGCAGCAGCACCACCATTTCTAAACTTGGCCGCTCCATCTGGTGCAATAGCTGGTTATGTAGCATCTACTAATACATTTGTACCATTCATGTGTGATGTGAATGGTAATTTAATGTTGTCAACGGATGCAGGTGTTACAACTTTCCTTGGTCTATCAGATACACCCGTAGCATATACTGGTGAAGAAGGTAAATATGCAGTAGTTAATGCGG